TTATACCGATTTGGAATAAAAGGAGAGTTTTAAGAACTTTTTTGTATATGCTGTAAAATCAACAACTTAGAGAGCCTGCTCGCCCGAGTAGAGCGAGCAGGAGGGGACAGGTTATTCGGTCAGACCAACGCTGTAGTGGGTCTTGCCGTCTACGCGAGCGGCTGTTAAGACGCTCTTGCGGTTATCTTCTGAACTCACATATGATACATGAACCCATCCTGAGTCGGGGATACCTGATGTATAGAACTCAAGGATCAGCTGATCAAAGTCGCAGTTGTCTTCAATCCACGTGGCGAGCTCATAGTTCGGAACTCCTGGAACTTCAATGTCTGCTGCCTGACCTTTACAGTGTTGTGACTTTGAACTACCACCAACAGCTTCGTTTAATTCAGGACCACGATATCCGCTATTCAATACAGTAGGACCAAAATGATCACGAACCTTTTGTACTACATTTTCAAACAATGTCACGGCTGCTTCTAAGTGTTCACCGCTTGGTGTATTGTCAAGTCCTTTACGTTCTGCTGTTTGGCTCTTTGTGAATTCAGCCAATGAGAAATTTTTACTTAGTTTCATACGTCAACCTATACAAATTTGTTCATGTTTGGTGCCCAGTAATTTGGACCTTTTAATACTTTACCGTCTTCACGATAGATAGGACTGCCATCTTCACCTAGCTTGCTCATATTTGATTCATGAACTTCACTGAATGTTGCGTCTAGATCAATGCCATATGCAGCGCCAGCACCATAGACAACATACAACAGGTCAGTAAGAGCATCAGCTATCTCAGCCATGTCTTTTTGATCAACAGCCTCACACAATTCTTGTAGCTCTTCAGCAATCAACTCAATACGAAGATCCGCAATATCGTCCCCAGCCCAATCGGGATCAGACTTCACTTCTTGTCCAAACGTGTTCATAAAATCTTTAACTTTTTCATAATTACTCATAATATACTCTTTTGTGTGTTTAGAATTTCTTGCCGATGTTATACTTAGTTTCCAATGCCCACTCGTCTTTCTCTTTATATGGAAGGACTTTAATTTGGTTTAATGGGGCAATTGGCTCTTTGCTCTTCTCCGCATCCACTAACTTAATCAAACCCCATTCAGCTAGTAAATTTGCGATTGTATTACGTCTGCCGACATCTTCAATGCCAAAGTTACTTGGCTTACCGTCTAATGCGAACAGCTCTTTAAAGTGTACGATGTAATACTTACCTTGCTTATGCAAGATATGACATGATTGGTACAGTGTTTTGTTTTTGTGTGAAGCCACGCCAATGCGTGTGAGTGTTTCGCGGATCTTCAGAAAATCGTCATCATCCTTTAATACTACTTCCACCAGACTATCCAGCATGTTTCCCACCCTTATCCATTCTTGTTTTTATATCACTGATTTGGTCAGCAGTAAGAATGGTGAGGGCTTGGTGGGCTTTAATATCGCTGTATCCATAATATTCTTTGACACACGCCACGTCACTATCTTTCTGCTTCTTTTCCCATTTAGCATAACGCTTTTTGGGTCTAACAGTATTTATAAAAAACTGAAACTGCGGCTTCTTATCTAGATAGTGGCGTGTGTTCATTTCATTAGCAAGAGCGATTGTGTCCGTATGATATGACAACGCACGGTTTGTTAAGAATGGCTCATAACCTTTCTCGGCAAGTTGATCATTAGCAGTACCAGTCATCAAGTCGACCTTGGAACTGTTGATAGCATTGATGTAGTCGAAAGGATTTGCTTTTGCCATTATGAGTAATCATCCAATTTGTTGATCTGTAGGAATGTGTTCCATAGTTTTTGGAACCTCAACTCATATAAGTCGCCTATACCTGTCAATTGATTGCTCAATTGGTCTTGATGTTTAGGATCAAGTCCCTTATACATATCGGTGTCGACAATTATTTCTGCCATGAGTTTAGTGTCATCAACTACATTCCAACAATTCATTATAGCAGCTTCTAAATCAAAACGGTCGTTCATTATTCGTCTCCTGCAACGATGTCAATGAGCTTTTGCATGCGCATAACATCCATAACAATATCATGGCGTGGATCGTGACCCACGAATTTGTCGGCTAACTCTTCAGGTATAAACGAATTCTTCAGAGGCGAGCCATATGATAAACCCTCAATGAATGATCGAGTATCTCGAATCAACCACCAGTCAAACGGATCTTTCTCGCCAGAGTGCGCAAGTAATGTCCGTAGAAAGATAGGATCAAATGAGTTGCCTCGTGTCCAGACCTTTCTTACTGGCGCTACATCAAGTTTATCACAGAACCAATTATACAACTCTTTGACTGATTTGTCAAGCGGCGATGGAGCTAGTAACGCTTGCGCTTCTTTGGGCTGATTCTTCCACCAAGCCAAAGTGCTCTTCTGGATGTTGCGTCCAAGTTTAACCTGCTCAGCAACATCAAACTTAATCATATGAGTGTCAGCAAGTAGCTCTTCATAGGTGTATGGATTCTTCAGGAATCTCTTATCGTCATACTGGAGAACAGCCAAGCTAACCGCAACACCATTCACCATATCTTGACTTAATGTTTCAAAGTCATATATCACACTATTCATATTTCCATCCTATAGGGGTTTTGTTGCAGTGGTCGTTATAATCTTCTTCCTGATGCCATGATGATGCCCAATGGTGGACTGCATATGCTTCAGGGCATGTTTCAGCAAAGTCTTCATTCCTTCTATCCATCTCATCCCAGAGATATGGATATAACAGTTCACGCGGAACAGCCTTTTCATATCCTGCAGTGTCGCTGAAAAATACTGTACCATATTTCTTTTGCGCAGGGTACACAAACCCTTCATTCATCAATGTCAGCTGGGCTTGGGTTTCTTTGATGTGCTGGTGTCGGGCATAACAACCCTCAACAAGGTCGTGCATCTCGACACCACCCTTTGCTGAGGCTATGAACGCATTACACATATATTCATCGCTCTCAGCCCCAGCAACAAAACTCTTTCCACTCATAAGATCATCAATAGGCTTCAGACATTCATAATCAATATCAGTATAAACTCCACCATATCTAAACAGTATCTCATATCTCAACAAATCAGACACTTCAGCCAAAGATGTCGCATATTCAGCTATATATGAGTTCTTGAACAAAAACCCATCAAGCCTAGCTACACGTAGAGCATTCTCATCCCAGACAATAAATTCCCATTCTGGATTATGCTTCTTCCATGTTGATTGCCAATACTTTTGCTCTGCGCTTAATCTTCCACCACCCAGCCATATTTGGTGTATTATTTTAGGTATCATACTTCCACCACATTAAGAGTCCCAGTCAAAAGGCATTCATTGCCAGACAATTCATATCCATTCTCTTCAAGGTCAAACATAACCATATTACCAGACGCTTCATATAGACTGGTGACATGCTTTCGATTATCTTCTTCCCACCATCCTTCAGTAAGGAACACCTCTGAAACGCTCGAGCGTTTAACGCTCTCAAAGCAAGACATATTTTCCCATTCCTCAAACACCGCATCTGGATCTAAATCACAATTACTGTCACCAGTACTTATAAGATTCATCAAAGCAATCTCATCTTCGGTCTGCGGAGTAACTTCAATCGAGCCAGTTTGCCATACACTCTCTAGAACAACAATCTCAGCATCACGAGCATATGTCTCTGTTGTGCAGAAGCACCCATTCTCTTTAGGGCTTAACTTATATGTTTTACCAATTTCTATTCTCATTTCAATCCCATAAACTTTGATAGTATTTGCCGAACAACATGAAGCCATTTGCAATACGATCTTGTTCTAATTTTAAACCTTCAAGATCTAACTTGTAAGTATGACCTTCACCCTTTTCCCAAGTGTATCCAATCTCGGTTCCATCTTTACCTATAACTGGAATGCTATCATAATCGATCTCGCCAGTAGAATACTTATCTTCCCAATCATTTAGTTTAGACTCGAAGGCAAAGATCATCTCAGACATTACCCAATCCCATCGATCATGAACCATTAGCTCACCTTCACCCTCAGAACTTCTTAAAGCCTCAGGCACATCTTCGTCATCGACCAATGCTGATCCATGCTTAGTCTTCGCTAGTTGATATAGCATAGGGATAATAATATGAGCTAGTGTAGTGTCCATGCTCCACGTATCGTAGTTATGGATCTTCACTTTAACCTTTGGAGTAGGAGCATAATCAAACCAATCATGCAAATAGTTATGATACCAACGCCAAGTTGGATATTTACCGATTTTAACTTTCATTACATTACCCTGCGAATGATGTCCAGAGTTCCATCGCTTCTTCAAGCGATTCAACTTGGAAGTTTATTTGGTTCTTGTTAGACTTTGAGTCAAGCGTGTACTCGCTCAGCACTTCATCACACTTAGCAACAAGTGCTTTGAAATACTTATCACCATTTGCTTTCACATAACAAGTGATCTGTGGGTCTTTGGTTTGAACCTTAATGCCAAAGTATATATTATCTTTCGCAGGAGTCTCAATAATGTAAGACGATGCACGAGTCTCGGTGTATCCAATATTGTTGAACACTTCACTGTTAGATAGAACGAGATCCGAGATCTCAGAGAACATATTACGCTGGCTGTCGACATACGAACCAAACAATTTAGATAAATCTGCCATAACAAAACAATCCTTATAATGACCAGAGACTGAGTTGTCTTCTGGCGACCAATGTGCTATCAAGTAAGACTCAAGGACAAACGAAGCATCCTTTTCATCCAGTTTAAATTTCTCAAGGTTTCTTGCTACAATGACGCAATCGTCAATACTATAACCCTTGTCTTTCAGGTGGGATAAACATCTTCCACCAGTGCCTTTACCAACATATGCTGGACCAGCACCCAAGGTACGACTGCGATACATGTAGACATAATCACCTAGTGTATCAAAGAACGCTGCAGTAGGTTTGATTGGAGAGAACATTTACTTCCACTCACAATCAATCATCATCTCAGTCAACATAGCCATCATGTTGATCTCAGCATCTGCCGCAAACGCAGCTTTGTACTGATAGTCGGCTAGGGTAACAACCACTTGTGGAACACTGTTCGGCGCAACATACTCACCAGCAGTATCGTAGATTTTACGGAATGTTTGAGACGTATCGCCATCCACATTCTGAGCAACCCACTTACGAACCTTGGTGAACTCTTTTGCTTTCATTGAAGCCATCAAGTCTTTCAGGTTTAAGTCTGCATAGTTTACTAGGATGCCAGAATCAATCTTACCAGTGCCAGCATAACGCTGTAATTCATTCAAGACTCTGCGGTTATCGGGGAAGTGGCGCTTCACAACCTCAGCGACCACCTGCTTATCATACTCCACATTCTCAGTGTCAAGAATACTAGAGACACGCTTGAATAGTTGAGCCGCAAGTTTAGGTTTATCAGAAGCAGCCATCTTGAACTCAACGACAGAACATCGTGAGTGTAGCGGAGCAATGATCTTGTTCACAAAGTTACATGTCAGGATAAACCCACAGTTGGCGCTATACTCTTCCATAAAGTTGCGAAGAGCTGGTTGGACTGTCTCAGCATTAAGATAGTCCGCTTCGTCTAGGATGACATACTTTCTGCCACCCGCCAAAGACATAGACGAGGCGAATCCTTTTATCTTAGTGCGTAGCGTATCAATCAAACGTCCCTCATCGGATCCGTTGATTACGATATAGTCACAACCCAGCTCTTCAAGCATTGCTTTGGCGATAGTCGTTTTACCAACACCTGCGGTGCCAGTGAGTAGTAAGTTTGGAACATTTTTATTATCAACAAATGTCTGGAATGTTTCTTTCAGAGCATTAGGTAGGATTGTGTCAGCCACGGTCTGTGGACGATACTTCTCAACATACAAAAATTCATTCAACATAATATAGTTTTCTCCTCAATATACATCTATTATACTACAAGATAGGTGGTATGTCAAGCGGAAAATGGTACAACCGCACCTCTACCGCCTGACTGATAGTAGAAGTTGTATGTGTCTGGCAGGTCTAATTTGAGGTCTTCGGGGATGTTGATGTCCCTTGATACCATGCCTCTCTCAAACTCATAGTTAAATGTCACTAGATCTAGATGATGAGCTTCAGTGATTATATCAACCACATCATCAGTGTAGTAACTCCGATAGTCATACTCCCTCATCGATGAGTTCCAATATGCGAGTTTGGAGAAACTGGGCAGACCAATTGCATCCGCGACTATTTTCCAGTCTTGTTTTATAGACTCATAACGACCAATGAAGTTCATGAGACTATTACCATCGGGATCAATGAAGTTGCCGATCTGCGGTCTGATGCAAAAGCCTCTGTTCCATTGGTAGTCGTAGTCTGATGATTCAACGTCCAGCACTACAGCTTCATCGTATCTCCACTTAACCCAGTCGGCGAAAGACACATCCCACTTACATTCAGCGATACACTGAGAAGCGTATATACTCACCTCACGATCAAACGGATTTCTGACAAAGCCAAACTTATAGCGTGTGTCGAATGTTTCCTTTGGCAATACGCGAGAGGCTTCATATGCTATTCCGTGTTGAGGAACAACACCGCTATGATCACAGAGAGCGTCATATGTAGACGAACCACCCTCTGTATCACAGACAGTCATGTCAGTCGGTCTAAGCCAATCAAGCATACTGGTTCCAGCAGCTTTTGGGTTATGGACAAATATCCATTTAGTCACTGATCGGTCTCCATCCAGTCACAGTATTGGTGCGGAATGATCTCCACGCCTTAACATCAATTCCCCAAACAGGGATGTCAGCAGAGCCACCAGAAACAGAACTCACGGTGATAGCAGAGCCAGACTCCTCTAAGATTATCTCAGGGTTGAGAGTACAAGGCATCACCCTTGTACCCCCATCATTGATCTTCTCAAAAGTAACTTCGACCACACCCTCTTTGAGGTGTTTGATCAAGTCATTAACCACAGACGTCAACATTACTTCAACACCGTTTCGTACAATGCCTCAACATCTTCCATCTCACCAACAGTCTCGCTTAGATTCTGTTTGTGGAAGATTTTAGCCAATTTGTTCAGGTACTTCTTTGGCACATCAACGTCATCAGCAAGAGCTTCAATCGCTTCTTTGATGAATTCACGCTCTGCTTCCATCCGTGTGTACGAGTTGCTGATCTCTTCCATACAACCTTTGATTCGTTCTTTGTCTGAATCGCTAGACGGTAAAATAATATTGCTCATTGTGTTTCTCCATTGTAAAGTTATATTTCAATTTAATTATATCACACCATAAATATCTTCAGACTCAACCCATGTCATATAACCTTGCTTATGCAAGATGTTTGTGATAAGGCTATCATCTATGTGCGCATGCTCAATCTTAACAAATGTGGGTTTAACTTTCCAGCTGTACACGCCGAGGATATTTAACTCATGCCCCTCAACGTCGATCTTCATGAAGTCAATATGACCAATCTCGTTTTCTATGAGATAAGTGTCCAGTCTACAACATGGCACTTCAATCCTATCCAACAGAAGATGGGCGTTAGCTGGGCGACTGAACATGCGCCCACCTAAATGATCCGCATCGTCCACAACACCAATCCCACGCGCCCAGTCATCGGTTTGAATGCTTTGGTTGAACGCAACTGTACCATTCTTATTCGATACAGCCATGTTATCAACTTTGACATCATATTGGGCTGTCTTGTTAGCCATAATTTCAGCATAACGTGGATCAGCCTCAATCATATATCCAGACCAACCTGCTTCAGCGAGAGGAAGACACGTGTCAAAATCACACGTGCCTATCTCTAGGAAGACTTTCCCATTACCCATTGTATTTGCTTCCAGCCTCAGTAGCAACCCAATACTCAACAACAGAGCCGAGGAAGTGGGAGATGCCTTTAGACGATACACTAACCTTATAATCATCAGACATAAACTTCAGATTCTCGGTCTTGAAGATGAACTCAAACTCAGCTTCAGTGTTACCAACCGACAGACCAAACTCATTAGAAGTTGGATTCTTTGTATCAGTAGCAACCAAAGAGACAGTGCCGTCCGAACCACGAACAACAACTTCAGGCAATGACAGTTGATTCGCAGCGTTGACAACTTTCTTATAGTTGGCAGCGGTCATATCAAATTGAACTTCAGGATCAGGCAGCTCAAGATTCTTCTCGGGTGGAGAAGTTATCATTGACGGATCAGTGTATGTGTAGCGACATTGACTACTTGGTTGTGACGCTTCACTGACGGTTAGTGACGATGAGCCGAAGTCAAAGACAGCATCCTCAAACAAACTAGTCAACCCAAGAAACTGATTCATCTCATAGATGGCAAAGTCTTGTGGGAATGATTCACTTACAACAGCAGACGCAAGGATGTTCTTCTGGGGTGATACAGTTCGTAACACGTTGCCAGTCTTAAATGATAACGATGGATTTATCGTTGAGAAGTTCTTTAAAACTTCAAAGGTGCTTTCACTAATTTTCATAATCTATCTCTCCAGTTCTTGTAAGTCGTGATTGTGTAATGCGATCAACGCATAATGTAATACTTTCATTAAGTCCGCACGATTATAGCCATTCTTGTTGCCATATCGTTGGACATATTTAAGAACATTTCCAAGGGCAAAACCCTCACCATGTCCGCAGTCAATAATAAACTCAGTTGACTGGAATTTATTCTTCGAGTAATGGGCTGAGTAAGTCGAGTCGACATACTCTTGAAATTCATTAATTAACTCAGCTTCATTAAACTTATAGAGATTATAGTCGAAATCATTGCGTCCGTCAACCCCAGAGTCACCATCACCACACATTGCTTGGTTACGGTCAATATCAGCATAATACTCGTCGGTGTGGGCATAGCTATCTTCGACACTTCCCTCTTTATTAACATATGGGTATGTTTGCGTTACCTCTGCAGTTGTCCGTTCCTTTCCATAAGTTGTCCAATTCCAATTCTTTTCCATTACTTTTTCACCCTTTTCTTGTTTCTCTTTATGTCAGTCCCAGCAGTAGGTGAAGCACCCACCTCAGAAAGGTCTGCCAATGAACCACCAAATGTGTACGAACCAGTATGAAGCAATCTCATCCAAGGACACAACCAAGTCTCAACACCAATCTTTTGCATCCACTGACAGAACATATAATCTTCTGACAAGTATCGCTTTGAGTCTGGATCAATCAATGCTTGGAAGTACATCATGATCTCGCGTGAACCATCAAACGACTCAGTTCTTGCGTGGTCAGGCAAGTATGTATAATCTGGATATGCTTCTTGGAACTTCTCAAACGCAGATCGTTGAATCATCATGAACCCAGTGCCACCCTCAAGAACCTTACACGGCTGATTGAGTAAGATATTTCCTGATTCTTTGGGGTTGAATACATAATCACCAACATACTTCTCAAGATCATTAGGGTTGTCGTCAGCAAAACCTTTATCGACAGCCATCTTAATCTTTTCCCAAGCAATCGTTTTCTTGGGATATGCACCACACATCACTTCTTTGCGGTCTTCACCCTTTTCTTCTGGATCCATAAATGCAGCCAGAGACAAAACGTCATGAGGATCAAACCCGATATCCGAATCAATGAACATCAAGTGGGTGCATTCACTTCTCATAAACTCATCAACGCAATAGTTTCTGGCGCGAGTGATTAGCGATTCATTGAACAAATAAAAGAATGTTAGATCCACACCATATGCTTGGCATAGTCTAGACAAGTCAGAACAGGATTTAGAGTACATCCCGTGACACTGTCCCCCATACATTGGAGTGGCGAGCATAATTTTGCGTTTCCGCAACTCTTCAACTGGTATTTCCATCAGTACCTCTTTGATTATAAATTAAGTTATGTGTAGATTATACAATAGAAAGGGAGAAAAGTCAACCCGAAAGTTGACTCTCCCATTACCGCTAGAATGGAGCGTCTTGAGTAGTGTCAGCATTGGCAAGAGGATCACCCACATCACTGTCACCGCCCAAGTTTACATCAGCGTCCAGCTTGGCGTACAAGTCACGAAACGAGGCTTTGGTGTCCTCATCAAAGCGATTAATACACATGTCAATAGACTTCATACGGTCATCAAATATCTTGAACGCTTTGGCGATGTGGACAAGGCGACGAGTAGAAATTATCTCATCAATACCACCATCATAGAAAGTCTTGCGGATGATGTCAGCCCAGTCAACCAGTTTAGAAACAAACTCATCATCTTGGACAGCAAGGTCTTCAAACACAGCCGAGAGTATTTTCTTCTCAACAGCAACACTAGGATATTCTTGCTCAAAGGTGACAGGGAAACGCTCAAGGAACGCTTCATTCAAGACGTTAGTCCCGATAAATCGACCATCATCAGATCCTTTACCTTTGGTGTTACCAGTAGCAACAACAGTGAAGCCAGCAGCAGGAGAGACAAACTCACCAGTCTTCTTGATGAAGTAGCCTTTACCCTCAAGGATAGACTGGAGACACATGATCTTGGCAGGGTTGCCCAAGTCAATCTCATCCAGAAGCAATACCGCACCACGCTCCATAGCTTTGATGACTGGACCTTTGAAGAAGCGAGTCTCACCATCAACAAGACGGAAGCCACCAATCAAGTCATCTTCATCTGTCTCAACAGTAAAGTTCACACGGATTGATTCACGCTTCAATTGAGCACAAGCCTGATCAACCGAAAACGTCTTACCATTACCAGACATACCAGTAATGAATACGGGATAGAACATGTTAGACTTGATAACATTCTTCAGAGTGCTGAAATTACCAAACGGAACAAACAGCGGATCCTTGACGGGCACTAAGTTTTGAGTGAAGCCTGTAGAAACGACATTCAAGTCAGCGACTAAGGCGTTTGGCTGTAGCGCAGGCGCAGGAGCTGGAGCCGAAGCTGGAGCAGGTGCAGGGACGGTATTCGGCGCTATATCAGGGAGATTGTACAACCCACGATCAACGCGCAAGGATTTGTGGAAGTATGAACTCGGAACTTTCACCCCAAGCTCACGAGCTACTCGCTTCGTCTCAAGGCTAGGAACAGGCGCATCGGGATATAGGCTCTTCAAAGTATCAAATAAATTGGTCATATAGGTCTCTCTCATTCATTCATTTAAGTAGCCATTATACGGCATAATTCGGTATAAGACAACAACTATTTTCAGTTTTTTTATATCGTTTTGGAATAAAGAATCCTTTCCTTATAACCAAAATATAGGTTAAATATCAACCTATTTAAGCGATAGCCGAGATCAGGTCGGACAACATCTTTCTAGAAGACTTCTTATCATTGTTTGCTTTCTTAAACGCAGTCCGCACCGAACGCTTCGACTCACCACGCTCCACTTCAATAGCACCATTAGCAGTCTGAAGGTTCTTGCCGCCACTAATAAGATAAAGGTGATCGTATCCAGAGTTTGGAACCACCGCAAACTTTTCCTTGCGGACGCCAGAATATAGGCTTTGGCCATCTTCCCAACTAACCGACGATGGAAGCGAATTGCTGAACTGTCGTCTATTCAACGGCATAATTCGATAGCCGATAGTGGTAGAGCCAGTTTGATCTCGATAGAATTCAAGTAAGGTCTTGGTGATAGCATCTCTCTGACCATTAACCCGCTTGCGCTTCTTGGTTACTGGATCAGTAATATAAAGGACTTTGGATCCAATATAGTTAAATGCCCCACCAACACGCTTGTTAAATTGTCGATCAGGAGCTTGTTCAGCATCATAGTAGAAACTTGTGTTACTATCACCGTCAGTCAAGAACATAGTGTTGACAATATCAACGCGAGTCTTTTTCTTGAAGTCATCATGTATTTTAAACGCAGCCATGATTGATTCGTTCAATGGAGTCGAACCGAGCATCAAGCGATTCGGGATATAATAATTGATGTATCCACGCGTATATCCAGAAGAATATTGATTATAATAATTACCAAGAACCAACATATTTTCAGCCATCTCAGTAAACTTCTTGCGGTTCATATCGCTAGAGAAAAATTCAATCAAGCGGAATCTTGGATCATATGTCATCTGTCTATCACTAGCATTATCTGGGTGAAGCGCACTGGTCGTTTCCAACTCCGCGAACCTATCACTAAAGGCATACACGCGGAATGGGATATTGACTTGGCGACAGAACAAAACAAGGTTCAGCATTTGATCAATAGTGGGCTTCAAGTCTGCAGCCATAGAACCAGACCAATCAATATACATGATCATACCATGATTTTTTCCGTCAGGCGTTATGCTAACCTTTCGGAAGATATCGTCATTGTAACGATAGCTGTTCATCTTGACAGGATCAATAACACCAGTCTTTGACACAGACTGGCGGGCATATTCTGCCGCAGACTTTTTCATCTCAAATTCTTTTGCCATATACTTGATAGCAGGCTTATTGTTCACAAGGAATTGTTTGTAGAGCGCGACACCAGTCGCTCTCATCGTGGGCGCAAACTCACTAGTGTTAAACATCTCAAAGATATCGTCAGCACGAACAACAAGATCATCAACAGGGTTGGTCGGGAAATGAATACTGGTCACTTCAACATTAGGATCATCACCATGTTCAGCGCTGATAGCTTGACGAAGAGCGCTGTCAGTCTTTGAGGCGATTGATTCTTCTGGGTCACCCGAGTCATCACGGTCATAGCCAGAGCCAACCGATTCATCACCGTCATAATCTTCATCACCGTCTTCATCTTCTTCTTCATCTGATTCTTCATCACCAGCGCCTTTCTCATCACTCTCAGTCTCATCATCAGAATCATCATCTGATTCTTCATCACCAGCCTGCTCACCAGCACCGTCAGTCTCAGGCGAGTCATCTTCACCGTCAGCATAATCTTCTTCATCAGCAGCCTGATTGGCAGCAGCGCGATCATCTTCGTTTCGCTCTTTACAAAAAGCATACAACTCATCAGTAAGGGCAACAACTTCTTCCCATGTTTGAAGCTGCTCAATCTTTTTGATCCAGACCATTTCATCACGCTCAATACGAACACCAGCAGAGCGTCCTGCTTTGAAGTAAGTATTGATTCGGTCAATGAAGCTGTAGCGATTAATCTCTACAATGTCACCACCAAAGAACCCATCAGCAAGCATGCGCTTATAAGAAGATATAAACGAGCGGCGCAATCCAGGATATCGTGTCTGAACCATTTTCTCAATGCGGGCATCTTCAACGATGTTCAGATACTGGCGATAGATTTCACCCTTTGAAGAGGCAGACTCATGCCAACCAGCTTCAGGAGTATATAAGGCATGACCAACTTCATGACCTACAAGATGGTCATAAGTGTCAGCATGCATGTTATCCCACATAGGGAGAGTAAGGACGCGATCACGAACATTAAAGGAAGCAGTCGGAGCTGTCTTATGAACAACCGTGATATTCTCGGAAGCCAACAGGCGAGCTAGGATGTCTTTAGAAGCGATATTCATATATTGGTCTCTCATCAAATTAGACGCCCATTATACGGCACAATCAAGGGCAAGTCAACAACTAATTTTAGCCAACTTTTACGGACAGCAGGCTCTCATCAATTTAGAAGCCCATTATACGGTATATTCAGAGATTAGACAACAACTATTTGGGGGATTTTTATACCGATTTAGAATAATAATCGAGGTTTTTAGAACTAAAAAGAATAAGGGAATAAAGCCTTGTAATAACAACAACTTAGCTCTATTCCCTCATTTGGGTGTTACGTTAGGCTGAAAAGACAATAACTCATAACAGCATATGCAGTCACTTGAAATGCCCAACAACCCACGCATTCGGCTTTTGACCTTAACATGGGGATTTCTCCTCGAAAATTAGTTTATATTAATTTTTCGAGGACGCTTCTCTTCTGGTAAATTGACCTTTAGATTTACTACAAGGATTCCTTTATCTAGAGTTGCTCCAACTACTTCGACATACTCGGACAGTCGAAAAGTTCTTTGGAACCTTTTTGTGGAAATACCTTTGTGTAGATACTCACACGATTCATCGTGGTATTGATCGCCCACGATATTCAAAGTTCTTTCATCTTGTTCAATAGATAGATCCTTCATATCGAAACCCGCGACCGCAACCTCAATCACATATTCATGCTCGCTGATTTTAACAACGTTATGTGGTGGGTATGTATCCTTGGCGCTTCGAGTTACAAAGTCTAGTTCACTGAACAGGTGGTCAAATCCAACAAATGATGCGCGTGGGAAAAGACTCGGTGTTTTAATACTCGTCATAATGCTCTCCTTTTTAAAGCAAGATTGATAAGTGAACCCGATTATTCGGCATTCACTCACCTATTTATATCAACTGGCTATTGATTTCTCAATAAAGTCAATAATTTGTTGTGTATCTTCAGGGACATTGTGAGCAAAGGTATGGACACATCCAGCTTCACCCATCAATATTTTCTCCCCAAACATATCTTCAATGTTAGCAACCTTAGTCACCCGTCCATTGATAAACGTCTCAGACTGATCAGAACCTCTGTCCGCATAACGCTGTTGGCGTACTGCGTCATCTGTTTTCAGAACTATGATTGATAGATCATGTCCCGCTCTCTTCACAGCCTCGAAAAATTTAGAAGAAGTAAGCCGATCACCCTCGAACACAACGACAGGTGATGGCTCATTCCCCATATACTCTACTGCCATTGGCTGTACTGCCATTGACAACTTATCAGTTCCCGCAAAGACTTCACCGTCTTCATACTTACCAAACAAGCGGATGTCGCCTGAAACATAACCATCAAGCAACTTAACAGGAGTGTCTTTAGTCCATTCCCGCTTTGCCATCCACTGCCGCATGAGCGTTGTTTTGCCAGTTCCTGGAATACCAATGATACCAATCACTTTACTCACGAGAAGAAACCCTCTAATGATGTTTGCGATTCAGCTTCTGGATGATATTGATTCAGCATATCAACTCCACCTTTATCTTTAAGGTAATCAAACCACTCATCTTCAGCCCACATACTTGGCGAAACGCCATTCCAAAAACTTTTCCATAGCTTATGATCTTTGTTTAATCTACGATCATCAACATACTGCTTTCGGAGAGATTCATATTCCCACGAGCCAACATCAAGCATTTTCTCACGGAAGTAGCATACAAGCGAGATACGCTCCATGTCTTCAATAGAAGTTCCAGCAGGTGGCTTCAGCTCAGTGTTGCCGTGTATGCCGCCATGGTTGTTGATCAATAACAGATCTCCAGGACGGATGTTAATGCCAACACGAAACTCTGGAAGAACAAGATAACCACCCTCCCAATTCTTTGCTTTAGCAACAACAGTTAGATTAGAGAAACCTTCATTCAAGTCGCCAGCATCTCGGTGACATGCGGTGCGGAAGTTCTTATTCACAGTAACTGTAGTGAACGGAGTATCTTCGCCCGCAACACGGAAGCGTGGATCTAGTTTAGCAGCAGCTTCATTCTGAATACCATATCGAATAGGCAAGTGTTCTTTAAACTTAGCGGACAACTGACGCATGAAAGGATAGCACTTCTCATATACGCTGTAGTTGTTCTCAGTGTACGCAGTCGCTCGACCATATGGGATGCGAGGATAGCGATCAAAGAAACCAGCAATACCTGACAACACCATGTTAGCATATGTTGTCTCAGAGATATAGTTCTTCTGTGTTGCCTTTGCGTCTTTCTGAGAATCTTCGGCAGACATACCTTTCCACTCTTCAACCTTATCACTGAAGAACGATTCATAGTTGTAGCCATTGTCGGTAATCTTAGAACGGATCCAGACAATACCACGTGACTCACTCTCAGCAGCCACAGCGTGTCTAGCTTTGATTCTTTCTACTGGATCAGTGTCGTCCTCAAACAAAGTAACTTCACGTTCAGCAAAGTGCTTCATAATGTCTAACTGTTCTTCAGTAACCCAATCACGACCGCCTTGCTTTGCTCCTTTTGGACCAGCAGCTAGACCACGATTCTGTGTGGGTAATGCCGCACCAAGTAATCCCTCATATGCGCCATGTTGTTGTTCTTCAGTGAATACGTTTTTACGAAACTTGAAGATAATGTTGTCTTCGTTATTCTCTCCACCAAAGCCAGCAGGAGCATAGAAGTCAGTGTTCTCCTCACAGATAAAGTCCCAGTCAGTATCTTCCATATACTTGCCGAGTTTGTCTTCGCAATTATCCCAAAATTTAGCGGTAACAGTTCTGACTCCAGTTCTGTTATCTACACTCACATCATATCTTTCGTTTATCACGCCAATCATATCATAAATCTCTCTAGACCGATATCGGTCATCTCATTTGTAAATGTATTCATATGGTCAATTTTCCCAGTATCTAGGAAGAGTTCCATTTTACCCTTATTCACTGAATTTGTCAAGTATTCATTTCGTAGTGTTTCTTTCCTAGCATCCCACATAGGAGTCCAGTCTATACCAACCCACTCATCGCACTCGACTTTCTTTATTTCCTCAGCCTGTCTATCTATATAATATCCGAGATAGCGTCCTCTGCTCTTGCGGAATAACTTCTTGAATGAGCACAGCGCAGTTTCCATAGCAAAGAAGTCAGCCTTGTGAGCCGAGTCAGGAAACGCAGTCTTGACCTCAGCCAACATATCCGCACCCTCATCTTCCATCCACTGTATTTGATCAGCAGTCAACTTAGTGCTCACCCAGTCATCTTTACCCAGAGCATAACATAAACCGTTGCGGTGGGATTTAGATCCTGAGTAGTCATGTAACCATAGGTTTGGAACATCAACATTCAAGTCAGCACACTGCTTCAGAGTCTGTATATAGAACCAAGAAGTGTAACGACCAAACTTATGTAGAGAGTTGACAGCTTCCCACACATTAGCAAAGTTCTCATATTTATCACCATTACATAACTCGGCAAACGCTTGAGCTTGAGTTCTATCACCAACCCATGCTTTGTATGATTCAAACTGATCCGCTAGATGACCTTTGTTCCACTTAGTGTCAGTCTGATAACGTAGTCTTGAATAGTTTTCGTTGTTCCATTCTCTCAGACGATCTACACCAACCAGCTCCATATCAGGAAACTCATTCCAGATAAGATATGCTGTAGGGAAGTTGTATGTCGTACCATATAACCAACACAACCAAAGGCGCTGCTCTATATTATACTCAAACCGATCAAAGAAATAGTTTGTGATGTATAGCGCAGAGTCACAATCTTCTATCTCAAGACCCCACCCAAACCAATTGATGAATGCTTGCTTACGATGTTCACTTAGTCGATAATCCATTAAAAGAAACCCTCTAGAGTATTTGGCTCATCACCTATCAATTTATCACGCATCCAATATTCGCCTACAGCAGCAATTGCTTCTTCTACAGTAGCGGTCTTTTTCTTACCAAAGCCATGTGATTCAAGCGACTCATTTGTAAGCTGCTTCACAACCTTAGCGTCAGTGGGTGTGGCTAGATGAGGCATCTTAATTGCGGTAGCTCTGAACATCCGTTGTTCTCTCGCAGAGGCAAATAGTGGCTGGTCAGATCGTAACGAGCCTGTCGGATCAACTGCCCAGAATACTAGACCATTTCTCTTATGCCAAGTAACTGATGATGGAGTACATGACAACTTCAATCGAGTCATACCATTATCGCAAGCATCAGCCATAACCTGTTCCCAGATAATTGTAGCGTAACCTTTACCCTCTTGCCCTTGGCGAGTTACGATCTCATATAGATTGATGTATCGTGATCTCTGACTATATGTAGCGAATACAAAGGCAACCAACTCACCATCCACTTCCAAAGCAAACGGCGGATTCTTATCATAGTTCTTGAATCGAAACCAAAGGCTGTGTGAAGAGTTGAGAAACTTAGTGTTTCTACCCTCTGGGGAGTCCTCTATGACTGCCTCCACCATCTCTTGTGTACAACGTACTAACTGCATTGTAGATCCCTCACTAAAGCGCCGCCACGTATTTTTTTTCCGACACTTAGCTCACCATTGTAAATATAAGACTGGTACATACCGCATTGTGTTGTATCGCCGCAGCCGCTTCGATTCAGGATATCTTTGGTTGACGCAAACACTACACCATTGCTTCTGGCACTATACCATAATGGTCTTGCTTCGTTTCTAAACGCAGATAATGTTTTGTCTTTGGTGATACTACAAACTGCCATACTAGCAGGAGAGAAGTCATTGAGTGGATGTCTATTGGCTTCAAAGGACTTCAATATGAGCTCACTATCATTTGCTGTCTCGGTGTCATACTTCCATTGGCTCATATCTTCTTGCGAGATAACGCCGTTATGGACTATGCTTTGATTGCCGTTAGAGAATGGTTGGTTGTAACGCAAGTCAGAAGTGGAGTATCGGATATGACCAATAAGGTATATTCCGCCATCCTCATTGACCATACTGCTGATGGGGTATCTCTCTAGAAATTGGTCGCAAGGAATCCCTTCCTTAATGGTGTGAATTTCGCCATTCTTGATATAAGAGACTCCAGTCGCATGCTTGCCTCTTATCATTGACTGTTGGAAGACATTCTCGACTAGACGGATATTCTCCAAAGAGTCGCGACTCACTGTCGACCTTTCCAACCATACACCTATCACACCACACATAATATACCCTGAATTAGTTGATTTCAGTTATTATACACTACTTCACCAGATTAATCAAGTATTTTTTTCGCAATTTGTCTAGCCTTTTCTTTTCTTTCCTAGCTCTGTCTACTTGGACAGATGAAGCTCTGCTGGTGAAGTTTATACCAATAAGGTAATCGTTCGCTTGCTGAAAATACTTCGCCATGAACTCATTAAGTTTGTGTGTGTCAACGTTACCGTCAGCAGCGGCATATCTTGCTCTAATATACGATGGACGCTTCACCTTAATGAACAGCCCATTATATGTAACACATCCCTCTTCTTCATTTATTGTCTCTTCCGATTCCCACACGATAGTTGGGTTGAATACGGTGATGATATTATTAGGATCATCAGGATTCCCGACAACAAAAACCGAAAGGTTGATTCCACACTGATTAGCCGACAGCGCATAGGCACGATTAGCTATCATCGTTTCTTTAAGGTTCTCTGCCAACTCAACTGGATCCATCTGTGGATTGTCGAAGTCAAACTTCACTGTTGCTCTGCGCAAACCAATATGGTCTAACGACATCAAATTATATATCATGGTGCTATCCTGCTAAACGATTTAACTTTCTCAAAACGGATCTGGCTGCGGAATTTATCAGTCAGAACGTCACCCTTGGTATGTGTAATGATAAAGACATTAGTGTCAGACATATCATTCAATAACTTTGTCAACTCATCAGTACCTGTAATGTCAAGAGAGTTATCAAACACTTCATCGAGTATCAGTAGGTTTGTGTTTGTTGAATTCTTCAGCTTTGCAATGGCTCGCCATGTAAGTAGTAAGGCGATATCAATACGAGTCTTTTCTCCCTCAGAGAAACTAGCATAAGAAAACTCATCACGATGGCGACTTTTAATAATTTCATTGAATTCCTCATCAAGTTCAAAGTTCACAAAGAAGTCTAATGCTGACAAGTATTTGTTCACCAGCTTATTCATAATAGGGACATACTGCTTGATGATCTTTGACTTAATGCCGCCATCTTTAAGCATAGTAGATGCGATCTCAAACAATGCCTTATCTTCTGACAATGCGCTGGCTTGTTTACTATACACCCCCAAGTCTGTCTTGTAGCTATCCAGTTTAATGGTCGCATCGCTGTCTACAGTAGATTGCTGCTCGGCAGTTTGAATCTTCTGCTCAACACCTTTGATCTGATCACCATACAAACTAATTTGCGTTTGACAATCACGTATCTTATTCTGAGCATCTTGTATCTCATACTGTATAGTATTCATCTGACTCAGCTCTTCATGCAGCTCATCATACTCAACCTTCAATTGGCTTATAGCGTCTTGCGTTGTATGCAGTATCTCAGCGGTCTTGTCGATCTTCTGCTTCTTAACTTGCATGTCAATGATCTGTTCGCAGGTCGGGCAATTATCGTTGTTGTCATAGAACTTGATGCGCTTCTCAGCTTTCGACGACTTATCATGTAGCTTATCTAAGAGCGTTGACATCTTATTTGACTTAGCTTCAGACTTTCCTTTATGAGAGATTGAGTCAATCAGAGTATCAGCTGTCATAGTAAGCGCAATACAAAGGTTGTCAGCATCCTGCTTTGACTCAACATATCCCTGAGCCTCATCCTTTAGCGAGACAATCAGCTTATTGGCGTCCGAAGTAACCTGTCGAAGATATTCCTTTTGTACATCTATCTTCTCTTGAGTTATATCAAGTTGATAATTGACTTCAGCGATATTCCGTTTGTTCTCAGAAACTCTTTCTTTCAACAAGAGATTCATAGTGGAGAATATCTGGATATCAAGCAAGTCCTCAATAACCTCTCTACGATCACGTGTAGATAACTGCATGAACGGAGTGAAGGATGCGTTGCCTAGAATAACGATCTGAGTGAACGATTTATAATTCAGCTTGAGGATAGTGTTCTCTAGAATAAGCTGATAGTCTCTGGCATTTCCAGGTTGGTCAACCAACTTACCATTTTTGTATATCTCGAAGAATGCAGGCTTCATACCTCTACGAACCTTATACTCAACGGTTCCTACATTGAACTCAATCTCAACCACACATCCCTTTTCGTTGATACTATTACAGAGCAACGCCTTATTGATCTTGCGGAAAGGTTTGTTGAATAGACCAAAGACGAGAGCGTCTAATATGGTAGATTTACCCGCACCATTTTCGCCTGTAATGACCGTGCTCGGAGACCGATTAAGCTGGATCTCTGTAGCCACATTACCTGTGCTCAGGAAATTCTTGTAGGATAACTTCTTGAATAGTATCATAATTTACAGTTTACTCTATTGTGAGGGATTCATTATATAACGAACGGAGCAAAGAGTCAAGCCTTTCTTTGGGTACGTTGTCAGATAAGCCTCCGACATACTTGGAGAGTATCGTCATAGTGTCCTCAGCCTCATTCACTATATCCTCATCGTCCTCTAGATTCAGGTTCATATGATCATCTACGATCTGGATATTGAGCGGATCAGACTTATACAGCTTGTCAATGAATAGATCAAACCAGTATGGATTGTCACACTTCTGTTTAATCACCTTGACATAGGTGTTCTTGAACCCGTCAAAGTCTACATCAAGAAGATCTTCCATCGTCTTGCCGTCTTCATTATAGAACACTTTATGGAACATAGAGTATGGATTGCGTACAAACTCAAGCTCTCGCTTATCAGTATCGTAGATATGGAAGCCTTTAGTATCGCCATAATCAGCCCATGTAAGCTCATAGGGACAGCCGAGATACTCGATATTGTTTGTAGTTGACTTATGGTGGAAGTGACCAGAACATACAAGCTCAAACTTAGAGAAGTCCGCAATCTTCATACCATGCTCGTTCATGTTACCGCGATCCATCAGACAGCCAGCAATCTCTAGGTGACCAAACAACACTTGAGCTGGGGTGTCTTTCATAGACTGAATCGCAGCGGCATAGTTTTGATTGTTTATCCAAGGCATGATATGAATGTCATGACCATCAAACTTCAGGTCAGTAGGCTCTGAGTAATAGTTCACATTAGACTTATCAAACAGCTCCCGCATGGAGTTCACATCATTAGTGTTTTTATATGGAACGTCATGATTGCCGACTATAACGTGTAACTCAATACCCTCTTCAGTACACTTATCAATGAACATCTCCTTCATTCTACGGAGAGTTACATAGTTGATATACTTGCGTCGATCGACAATATCACCTAGATGGATGATTGTATCAATACCCTGCTCTTTCAAATGCGGAAAGAA